GGTGGTGCGTACACAGGCGAGAAGACTTCTGCTCAGAAGTCTCTATCCAAGTGGGGCAAAGAGGATTGGGGGACCAAGAGCGGGAAGAACTCCACTGTTGGCCCCAAGGCCACTGGGGAGAGATACCTGCCCAAGAAAGCCCGTGAGTCTTTGACCACATCAGAGTATGCTGCGACTACGAAGGCAAAGCGGGAAGGCACGAAGGCTGGAAAGCAGTTCGTCGCACAACCGAAGACAATCGCCGCTAAGACGGCAAAGTTTAGGAAGTAGTCATGGCTGTTATAGTACCCGACCTGCCAGAACTGTTTGAGGAAGCCTTTGAGCGGGCTGGCCTTGAGATGCGGTCGGGCTATGATCTAAAGACTGCCCGCCGCAGCCTTAACATCATGACGCTAGAGTGGGCAAACCGTGGCTTGAACCTGTTCACCATTGAGTCAGGCACACAGGCCCTTACTGCTGGCACGAAGACCTACACGATGCCAACAGGCACGATTGATCTGATTGAGCATCAGCTTCGTACTGGTACTGGGACATCTCAGACTGACACATACCTAGAGCGTGTGTCAGTCTCAAACTACGCTCAGTTGACCAACAAAGAGATCACTGGTCGCCCCACACAGATCTTTGTCCAGCGCCTCTCCAACGCCACCACAGTGACGCTGTGGCCCGTTCCTGACAACACGACCACATACACCCTATTCTTCTACAGACTGCGGTTTATTGATGGTCTAGCGTCTGGTGTTGGCGGTGACGTTACAACAGTTCCACCACGCTTTGTGCCAGCCCTAGTGGCTGGCCTTGCATACTACATCGCTTGCAAGAAGCCTCAGTCTCAGAACCTTATTCCAATGCTCAAGCAGGAGTACGAGGATCAGTTTGCACTTGCAGCAGAAGAAGATCGTGACCGCGCTTCGGTCATGTTTGTCCCGTTCAGCAGCTTTGTGATGGGGTACTGATGGCATACGCAAAAGGTAGTAAAGCATTCGGCTTCTGCGACCTGACAGGGTTTCGCTATCCGCTGAATGAACTTGTCTGGGAGATCAAGCTTGGAAAGAGGACGGGGTTTCGCGTTGGCAAAGACGTTGTGGACCCCGATCAGCCACAGCTTTACCTTGGACGGGTCAAGATCTTCGATCCTCAGTCTTTGTATCAACCACGGGTAGATACGTCTCAGGCTGAAGCAAATGCTATCTGGGGATGGAACCCTGTTTGGAATCCACTGCAATATGCTGTAGGATCTGTTGGAACCGTAACTGTAACCACCACCTGAGGAGGCCATCATGGCGCTGACCACTAAACCAAAATCCGGCGCTATGTCTGATAGCGTAAAAAATATTTCTGCCAAAAAAAAGAACGACATGGAGCAACTCAAGTATCCCATGCCTTCATCGGCTGACGGCACTGTTGCAGTTACAAGCCCATTTCCGCCAAAGAAGCCAATGACTACAAGCCCATTTCCGCCAAAGAAGCCCGCCATGAAAAAGGCTAAAGGCGGTATGGTTCGCGGCACTGGATGTGCTGTTCGCGGAACCAAAACTGCAAAACAGTACTGATCTTTAACCTTAACTACCCATAGGAGGCCATCATGGCTAAGGAATCTGACGACGACAACTACAAGGAAGGCGTGGACTTCGAGTGGGTCCAAGGCAACAATGATGAGAACTCCGGGTTCAAAACTCGTCGTTTCTTCACCAAGGCTGAGAAGAAGGCGCGTAACGCACCTAAGGTTGAGGCTCCCAAGGCTGTGAAGAAGAAGCCGAAGCTAAAGGGCATCACAACGGAAAAGATCACTACAACGAAACTTCCCCCACATCCGGGGACAAAAGTTGACCTAGCCACGCTCAAGCGTGAGGCGGAGGATCAGGCCAGCATCAGCAGGGTGAAGCGCGATGTTGGCGAGACCTTCGCTGGAAGGAAGTTCCCGGCGGGGTCTATGAAGTCTGGGGGTGTCGTGAAAAAGGCTTCTGGCGGCGTTGTGAAGAAGGCTGGTGGCGGCTCCATGCGTGGCGCTGGTTGTGCTGTGCGCGGCAAGGGCTATTCTGGGAGCTACTAAGTTCCATAGAACTTTTGGGTGAATCATGAACTACACGCAACTTCAGCAAGCCATTCAGGACTACACGGAAAACTACGAAGCAACCTTCGTGGCGAATATTCCCAACTTTGTCCAACAGAATGAAGAGCGCGTATACCGTTCTGTGATGATCCCTGAGCTTCGCAAGAACGTGACGGGTAACCTGACGGCTGGCAACAAGTACCTTGCCAGACCGTCAGACTTTCTGTCGGTCTTCTCGCTGGCTGTGATTGATGGCGATGGCAACTACAACTACCTTATCGACAAAGATGTGAACTTCATGCGTGAGGCATACCCAAGCCCATCCACATCTGCATTGCCTAAGTACTATGGTCAGTTTGATGGTGATATCGCATCTTCAAGCTTCGGCAACTTGATCTTGGGTCCAACCCCTGATCAATCCTACGCTGTAGAACTGCATTATTACTATGACCCGCCATCCATTGTGGACACTGGCACATCTTGGCTTGGGGAGAATGCAGAGACCGTTCTGCTGTACGGGTCACTTGTTGAGGCTTACGTCTTTATGAAGGGTGACGCAGACCTCATGGCTGCGTATAAGTCTCAATACGATGAGGCACTTCAACGTCTGGGTGTCATCGACTATCGCAGCAAGCGCGATAGCTATAGAGACGGTGAACCAAGGGTGGATAAATGAACTCTGGAATTATGGACTTCCCACGGGACAAGCAGATTGTACAAGTGCATACGACATCTGGTCGTGGCTTTAATCCTGAAGAACTTGCGGCGCGTTGCGCTGATAAACTGATCCATGTAGCTGACACAGCGCCTCCAGTTATCAGGGAACAGGCAATAGCCTTCAAGGACCACATTGAAAGGGTTGTCTCTCTCTATATGCACGAGGCTATCGCAAGTGACCGCACAACGGTATACAATGTGCTTAAGAGTGCGGGTCATAATGACCTTGCTGAAATGATCAGGAGGATCTGACATGGCTTTCACGGGCAACGCAATGGCGACTTCGTTCAAGACAGAACTCTTGAAGGGTTGCCACGACTTCACGCTCACCACTGGTGACGTGTTTAAGCTTGCACTGTACACCAACAGCGCATCCTTCACAGCAGCCACCACTGCCTATACGGCAACCAACGAAGTGGGCGCATCAGGCTCCTATTCCGCTGGCGGCGGCACGTTGACCAACATCACAGCAGTGAACTCAGGGACCACGGCGTTTACTGACTTTGCAGACTTGACCTTTACTACGGCAACCATCACAGCCCGTGGCGCTATGATCTACAACACCACTCCCAACACGACTTCGTCGGCTGGCTTGACCAACCCGACTGTGGTGATCTTGGACTTCGGTGCTGACAAGACCTCGACCGCTGGTGACTTCACCATTGTGTTCCCAACTGCTGACGCAAGCAACGCCATCATCCGTATCGCATAAGGTGGCCTAGACATGGCTACCTTCGTCAACCGGGCAAAGATGACCACCGCGACTACGGGGACGGGGACGATTACTCTTGGGTCGGCGTCTTCAGGCTTTCAAAGCTTTGCTGCGGCAGGTGTAGCCGATACCAACAGTGTCACATATGTCATTGAAGACGGCACTGCGTGGGAGATAGGCAACGGGGTCTATACAAGCTCCGGCACGACCCTATCTCGCTCTCTCCTATCATCCAGCACAGGAAGCCTCTTGGTGCTGTCTGGCAACGCTGTGGTGTACGTTGCAGTCAATGCTGAGACGATGACCGACATTTACACAAGGGTTGTGACGGGTGGCGGCACTGATGCTGTCTTTGTTGAGACGCAAACGACAGTCACGGCTAACTACACCATTACCACCAACAGGAACGCCATGAGCGCCGGACCTGTGACGATCAACAGCGGTGTCGTTGTAACCATCCCAAGTGGATCAGTTTGGACAATCGTTTAAATGTCAAAAATCACCCTAGCACCCAACGCATCCGGCACTGGCACACTCACTATAGCGGCTCCTAATACCAACACGGATCGCACTCTGACGCTGCCTGATGTGACCACCACGCTGGTTGGCACGGACGCCACGCAGACGCTTACCAACAAGACGCTGACATCACCAACGATAACATCACCGGCAATTACGGGTGGATCGCTGTCTGGGACCAGTGGGGCGATCACGCTGGGGACGGCGCAAGCCTCAACAAGCGGCACATCCATTGACTTCACGGGCATACCGTCTTGGGCAAAGCGCGTGACGGTGATGCTTAATGCCGTGTCCACCAACGGCACAAGTCTTCCTTTAATTCAACTTGGCACATCGTCTGGCGTGACAACCAGTGGTTACACCAGTCTTTCCGACAGTTCCTATGGTACGCCCGTGTCTCAAACTGCTGGATTTGGCATTGAGCGGGGTGGCGCTGCAGCGGCCTCAAGAATTGGCATCGCTGTTATTGCAAACATTTCTGGCAACAACTGGGTGTTCTCCTACAACGGCGTTTTAACAGGTACAGCCGCCACTTCCCTTGGCGCTGGTGCTGTATCTCTGGCCGCTGTTTTGGACCGTGTGCGCGTTACAACTGTTAACGGCACTGACACCTTTGACGCTGGCAGCATTAACATCATGTACGAGGGCTGATCCATGTCCACGATCAAAGCAAACGCTTATCTCGACGCTGCTGGGGGCAACACGGACTACGTTGCCTTGGCAGACTACGATAAGAGCAAGCCAGAAGTGCTTGCCCAGCGCCAAGCCCTGCAAGCCGACATTGCAGCATTGAAGGGAGCCTGATCCATGTCCATCACCATCAACGGCACGACAGGCATTGCAGGGGTTGACGGCTCTGCTGCTACCCCATCGGTTCAGGGTGCAGATGCCAACACGGGTGTGTTCTTTCCGGCGGCGGATACTGTGGCTGTGGCTACGGGTGGCACTGAACGTATGCGTATCACCTCTGCGGGCCTTGTAGGAATTGGCACAACACCTAACACTTTGTTGCACTTATCTGGAAGTTCGGCGGCGGGCCAAGACCCCACAATTAC